CCTCAGACACCTTGCCGCCGCTGATGATGATGTCGGCGATGCCGCGGGAGAGGTCTGTGACAATGGTCGAGACTTGTTTGCTGATGGCTTCCTGTGTCTTCTTCCAATCTTTGCCCACGTTGCCGGCCATGATCCGGATCATGTCGGCGTTGCGCTTGGCGGAGCGGGCGGTTTCGGCGTTGGAAAGCGTAGTGTTGTCGCGGTCGCCCGGTATCGTAATCTGGCCCAGGCTGATGTTCCGCGCACCCGCCGCCGCCAACTGAATGTCTCCGATGGCCTGTAGCGCGCGCTCGCGGGCGAAGTCGAACGCGATGCCGACCTCCTCAGCCTTGGGTCGCACGCCGCCCAGGCCGTCGATCAGCTTTAAATACTCCGCGCCCAGCGCCTCGGTCGCTCGCTGTAGATCAATGCTCGACGCCTTGCCTTGCTTGTAGGCTTCGGTGATGCGCTCCAGCGCCGTCCGGGCCAGCACAAAGCTGCCGATTGCGTCAGTGGTGTTCGTGACGCCGAGGCGCTGGAAGGCGTTGGCGAGTTGGTCGACGACCTCCTTAAGCTTCCCCTTTTTGTCTGTCGCCACAATAACCTCAGCCGTTGTCTTCTTGATTCCGCGGCCAAACTCCACGATGGATTCATACGCGCCATCGGTCGCCGGAACCAACTGACCCGTTTTCACCAACTGCTCGTTCATCGTGTCCAGAAACTTGCGATTATCAGCGGCTGCCTTGGCCTGATTTTGCAGCGCCGTTTCGGTGCGAAGCAGCGGGTCCAAAAGCGAGTAAATGCCTGATGCGATGGCCGTGAAAAGGCCGGCCTTGCCCAGCACTTGCGCCGTTAGGCCAAGATTCTTCAAGGCGCCAACCGCCTTTGTTATCGCGCCACCCACCGCGCCGGCCTTTTCAATCAGCGTGCCCAGCGCCACAAAACCAATGGGCAAAGCCGCCGCGAATGCGCCAATTTCAATTGTCAACTTGCGCGTCTCCGGTGACAGCCGATTAAATGCATCAGCGGCTGCTTTGGCGCGCTCAACCATCGGATTCAGGATCGTATCTACGACCTCCTTGCCTATTGGCAACAACGACTTCCCAAACTCCGCCGCCGTCTGCTCAACCGACTCGCGCAGGTTCTCCATCGAGGTTTTAAGGTCCCCGCCAGTGCGTCCGCCTTTTTCCAGTTCCGAGACAACCACGCCGATAAACTGCTGCGCAGACATGCCCATCGCCTCGAAGGTCTTCGCGGGGTCGCCCAGTGCCGCCGCGCCGAACTTGTCTTTGATGATGGCGGCAATCTGCGGGATGCGTTCGACGATGGGGTCGAGGTTCTCTTTCGTAACCTTGCCCACCGCCGCCATCTGGCTTAACTGCCGAATGACTTCCGAGAAGTCCTCTTTGCCGCCGCCCACGACCGCCAGAGCGTTGCCCAGTTCGCGCATGATGCGGCGGGACTCGTCGGCGGTGCTCCCGAGGGTCTGCAGGCGGATCGAGCCCTGTACGGCCTCTTTGAGTCCCAGCCCCGGCAGCTTCGAGACTTCTTTCAGCTTCTCGAGTTCAGTCGCTGCCGCCGTCGTCGATTTCATGGTGGCCGCGAGCCCTTTCTCCAGCGACTCCATCTGCACCGCTGCGTTCAGTGCCGCAGCGCCAGCGGCTACGACGGGCGCGGAAAAGCCGATGGAAAGCGCTTGACCTGCTTCGCTGATCGTCGCGCCGAAGCGCTTAATTTTGCCCAGCGAAGCGTTGACCTTTTTGTCGAAGTCGTCGGTCGAAGCGCCGATCCGAACGATTAGGTTAGAGAGTACGGGCATTTAGCGCTTCCTTTGTCGTGCGGCCTTTTCGAACTCTTTGTGCTTTAGGCTCAGGTAGGCGGCCCACTCGGTAAACTCGCTGCTGCTCATCTCGCGTAACAGCCGCCCAACTGGCATATGCAATAGCTCGGCGAGGGCGAAGGCGAATCGCCGCTCGCCCGTTAGTTTTTTTCCGCTGCTTCTGCCGGTTCTGCGCCAAGGCCCGAGATGCGGCAGATTTCAGTTACAACGCGGTCGATCACGGCGCCAGGCATATTCACAATGGCGTCGTGGTGCGCCGCTTCGAAGATCGGCTTGCCGGTTGCCGGGTCAAACGTCGAGGCAATCACCAGCCGCGCCATGGCGACCGCTGGCCACTTCTTCGCGTCTTCGCCGAACTTCAGGCGCTGCTCCACTGTCATTTCGCGGATGCCGATTTTTGCATCCCACTCGGGCACGTCCAGCGTTTCTTGCTTCAAAGAGACGGCCAGGATTTTATCTGCTAGTTTCATGAGTTTAGATAGTCCAGCACTCCATGCACGGAGAAGCTGACGTTTTCCTTAATGGTCTCATTTTCGCCAGCGTTTACGCTCATGCTGTTTTGCATAGCGCCAAACATCCACCGCACGCCGCCCGCGTAATCGGCGTAGCAGTTGATGACGTAGTAGCTCGTGGCGCTCGTGTGAAAGTAATTGTCGTTGTAGAAGCGCGCGAACGTGCAGGTCGCATCGCCGCCAACGCGAGCCCTAGACTTCCAGGAGTCGCCGAACACCTGCACTTCTTCGAGTACCGGCTGCACGTCGAGCGTCCAGTCCGTCGCCTGCGCGACCTTGGATAGCGTCAAGAACTCGCCGGTGACCGTCACCGTGCCCGCCGGCGCAGCCTGCAAATAGATCTTGCCGCTGCCGTAGGCCACTTGGTACCGGCTGGATGGAATCGGCGTGGCTCCATCAAGAACGGTAAACGATGCGTTGGGGTTGATGGCCCTGCGGGCGGCGTCCGTGATCTGGTACACGTTGCCGCCCAGGCTGGTCGTGGCTTCGCCGGTCATGGCCGTGCCGCTGCCGGTGGCGAGGTAGATATCTGCGTTGCGCCCTGCGAGAACTGCCATGGTCGCTCCTTACGTGTAGCTCAGTGCGCCGCTGCCGGTGAAGGTGTAGCTGATCGTGACCAGGCCGTTTTCGCTGGCGTTCAGCGCGGCCTGCACGAAAGCCGTGCCGCTGTAGTAGTTCGTGCCGTCGATGTAGAATCGCGCCGCAACGGTCGTGCCGCCCAGGAACGCCGTGTTGAGCGCAACGTGGCCATTCGTGTCGGTATCATCGAAGCGGCCCGATGCGGTCCCGCTCCATTCCTTAATGGTAGCGGTTCGCTCCTTCCAGGTGTCGCCGAACGACTGGGTCTCTTCGAGGCCCGTCGATACGTCGAGCGTCCAGGTATCCAGCTCGGCCACCGTGTTAGTGCTGATTTTGAAACTGCCAGCGTTTCCTGCGAGAACTGCCATTGTATCCTCCTAGTCGTAATCGTGAATGAAGTCGAACTCTAAAATCACCGCATAGAGTTTTTCGTTGGTCTCGAGCGTTTCCTCGTATTCGATGCGCCGCCCGTTGAGATGCGTCGAGCGCACCGTCAGCCCGCTCGCCGCAGTGATCGCGGCCTGCTGATTGATGACAGCGTCGTAGATCGTGTCGCCAAGATCCTCAGCGGCTTTGCTGTTGCCGGTCGCCATGCAGTAGATATTCACCGGGCGCCGCGTGGCCGTCGGCGCTGCGCCGATCGAATGGAACGGGATATCGTCGATGGCCTCGATGACCAGCGCCGGGTACTTGGTTGCGCGGGCCTGCTCGGCGTGGATGTCGTAGACTCGATTGCCGACTACCGACGAGATGCTTGGCTCGGCCTGCGTGTAGCGGTAGAGAGCTTGGTAGATTCTCACGCGGCACGCCCCACTGCGTCGAACGCGGCTTTTACGCGGGTTTCAAGGAGCTTCTTGATGGAGCGGCGCTTGGCCTTCACGGCGTCAGCCAAGAACGGATTCGGGCGGCTGCCTGGGTGAAATACTTTCGTGCGGACTTGGTCGCCGACGCGCGAGAGCCAAGCGAAGGCGCGGCCCGCGATCTTCATCTTTTTGCTCTTGCCTTGTCCGGGGACAATGGCGTGCGGCTTGGTGCCGAAGTGGACGAGATGCGCGTGCGGCGCTAGCTTCGCCAGCGTGAACGTGAACGCCTGCAGAAAGAATTTGTATTTGCGGCCAGCTGCCGCTTTCAGCGATGCGCGGAGTCCGCCCGGCGCGATCTCCCTGCCGTTCTGCCGCGTCGGATATGGCGCAATCGGCGCACGCCGCGCGGCCTCGCCGCGGATCTCCTCGGCGGCTGCCAGTAACGCGGCCTGTAGCTCTTGGCCCTGCGCCGTCGCCATGACGCGCTTGAGTTGGCCGGCCAGATGATCCATGCCTTCGACCTTGATGCCTTTCATATCAGCACCTCGACCGCTTGCATGGTCAGCATCTCGTCCCGCTCGTCGGGGTTCAAAATTGACTTGATATCGAAGTAGCGGACGGCCTGCGTTTTCTGGTCTGTGTATTTCACCCGCATGGCTGGCGTCAGGCCGACCACGAACCGCAAGCGGATCGTGTGAGTCAGGTCCGCCATGACCTGCCGCGCGGCGAAGAACTCGCGCCCGTTGCCGGTCTCGATAGAGGCCCAGCACTGATGGACGCTCGTCCACGTCTCCGTGCGGTCGCCGTTGGCGTCCACGGCGATGGTGTTGGCCTCAATGTCGATCACGTGCCGCAGTGCCCCGGCTCTCATATGAACACTCTCCACGGGGCGATGAGTGCAGACGCGGCCAGCGGTAGCTCGGCCTCGTCCACAGCGGCCGCAGTGCCAACGACAACGGCCTCGCGGTGCTCGTAGAAGTGCGACGCGAGCATTCGGATGGCCTGTCGAATGGCCGTCGGTACGCTGGCCTGGTTAGGCCAGCCACAGGTAAATTCAATCTCGATGGGGTCAGTGTTCCGAAGCGTCTCCGTGGGCCAGTCTTTCTGGTATTCAAGAAGGATCTGGCCCGGCGTGCGCGCAGTGGAGACTCCGTAGTTACTGCTGGCAAATGTGTGCTGAACGCCGCTGGAGTCGGTGTACTTGATGTGCGCGACCGACACCAGCGGCGAGTAGGGTATGGTGATGACGCCGGTATCGGGGAAGTAGTCCAGATACATGCGCCAAGTTTGAGTCGCGAATCGACGATTCGAGACCACCTCCAGATGGTTGGTCGCCGCCTGGACGTAAGGGCTCAACTGCTCGACCGGCTGACCCATGGCGCGGGAGTGCGCTTCAAAGTCGCTGTCGGACAGCGCCCAGAACGTCGGCGGCGTCACCAACTGGAGGCGGTGCTCAATCATTAGTCGATCTCGGTAGCAGTTGCCGAGCCGCCGAACCGCGGGCCGGCAAGGGCGATGGCAATACAACCCAGCACCGGCGAGTCCACGACCTCAACAGCTTTCAGCCGCACGTACGAATAGCCAGCGTTGGCCAGCTCCTCGGCGTGCACCTGGATAGCGTAAATCTGCGAGGCGCCAGCCGTCGTGGTAAAGCCAGCCGCAGCGCGGGCCGTCATCGCGCCCTGCACGTCGGTCGACGTGATGGACTTCGAATAGAACGGCACGGCGGTCGTGTTGGTTGGGACGATGTCATCACAGGCCTCGACCGTAATGGTCGAGGTTCCCGTGGCGCCCGCGCCCTTGTAAACCACGAACAAGGCGCTGTCAAAGTTGCCGAGCGAAACAACGTCGCTCGCTACCGTTCCGCTAAACGCATCGGCCACTGGATCGAGGCCTTTGACGAAGTGGAGGTTATTTAGAAGTTCGTACGGGATCATATTGGTTCCTCCTTGTTAGGCGCGAGCGTCGACCGTTACGAACGGCGACAAAGTGTTGGAGCCCTTAAACGGAGTAATGGGCTGCTTGACCGACGACTGGCCGTTGACGTCGATGGACCACTTGAACGTCATCTCGTCGTAAATAAACCGAACGTGCATCGACTGCGCAGCGCGTAAGCCGCCCTGCGTGATAACGACATATTTCGACAGGTTCGCGAGCACCACGTCGCCCTTGTCGCCGAGCGTTTCGGCCTGTTCGACGGGGATGACCGGGAAGCCGAGGAACGTGCCGTACTGAATCGAGCCGGCGACGCTGTTGTTCGGCAGGAACACCGGCTGTTGGCCCACGGTGAGAAGCGGGAACTGGCCGATCGTGTCGGGATTGCAAAGCCAAACGATGCGGTCGCCGGGCTCGCGGTAGAGACGGGACAGCATCGAAGTAGCGTTCTCAATTACAAACGTATCGGCGGCCTGGCCGGTCTTCTTGGCGACCGAGACCATCAGGGCGCCGCCGTAGTTCTGCACTGAGAAGCCGAGCGGTTTGCCGACGCCGTCGCCGCGCCAGATGGCGTCGTCGAGTTTAAACGCGATTTCGGACGCAAAGGCGTTTTCAAACACGGTGGCCATGGCGGGAGCGTTGCGGAGCAGGCGCTCGGTCGCATACGCCAGACACTTCAGCGATTCAAGACGGATCTCGTGACGAGACAGCTTCGGTTTGGTGGCGGTCGGCGAGTCGGCTTCGCCGGTCCAGTAAGCCTGAACGCCGCCGAACCGCGAACCGTTGGCGCGGCTGGCTTCGTCGATGTAGGGCAATTCCAGCGAGTCGGAGCCTTCGCCGATCGGAATATTGGTGCAGAGCGGGAAGATCCGCGCCGTTTCGCGGGCCTTGAGCAGGAGCGCCGTCGAGAACTCGGTCCCGATGGCAAACCCACCGTCCGCGGGAACCGCGGCCGACGCGCCCGAGGCCGTCAGGTTCTGCCCAAACAGTCGCTTATCGATCTGGCCGCCGAGCCCCTGGAAGGCTCCGCGCGGGCTCTGCGCGTACGCAATAGCCGCCAGCTGCTCGCCGACGGACTCGAACGGGCGGGCCGCTTCGTTGTCGCTGGTGACGCGGGCAGGCTCACGAGTCACGTTTGCCTTGGCGCGGGCTTCGAGAGCCTCGACCGCAGCAAGTTGCTCGCGGACGGTTTTAAGTTCGTTTTCTTTTGCGTCGACCGCCTGCAGATGCGCCACCGGATCGGCGGCACCGCTGGAAGCGGCGAGAACCGCGCTGTACTCGGTTTCGAGCGCGGAGACCTGAGAGAGTAGCTCTCGTTTCGTCATCGTTCCCCCTATTTCCCCAGCACTCGCCAACGCCGCATCCGCAGCGCCAGTTCGTACTGGGCTCTTTGCTGGTCCGCGCTCGGCGCGGCCGTCAAACTCGTCGATAAGATCTTGGCATTCGGG